CCGCATCAAGCGCATGGACACCGAACTCGAAAAGGTGCTGGTGCGCGAATACACCGAGGCCATCACCAAGGTCGTGAAGCAAAGCCGACCGAAGGCCGGTGACAACGGGGTCCGCAAATCCACGCTCGGAGCCGAGACACAGAAGTTCGCCGACACGGTCCTCCGTGCTACGCTCCTCGATGACGAGGCTACTGCCAAGCGCATGGCCGAGATCGAGGCCGCGCTCACTATGCCGGATGCCACCGCCGAAGACATCTCCGCTCTCTCCGAAGAGTGGTCGATCCTCAACACTTTTGGAGACCTTGACAACCGCTCCTCCGAGACGCTCGCGCAAGGACTCGACTGGCTCAAGGGACAATTCCAAATGGGCCGCGAAGCGTGGCGCATAAAAGAGCAGGCCCGCATCGATGAACAGCGTGCGCGTAACGCCGCGACCATCGAGTGGCTCGGAAAAGGCACAGCAAAAAAACGCTTTGCCGACAAGGGACTGATGCAACGCATCGGGGAAACGGCGAACAACTACCTTCTCGACCACGCCAGTTTCGAGCAGTTCGTGAGCGCCTTTTTACCACAAGAGATCGCATCCAATTTCTCGGAGCGACTCCGCAAGGCCGACATGGCCGCGCAGTCAGCGGAAATCCGCGATGGCAAGGGCATCATCGATGCCGTCCGAGCAGGAGCAAAGATTGCGAACATGTCCGCAGGCGATGCCATGTTCTGGCTCAAGTCCGACCAGAAATCTGCCGTCTCCTACCTTGAGGGCCGCAAAGTCAAGGACGAGCGCATCGCCATCGACCTCGCTCAAAAGATCGTCACTGGCGAGGCCGACCGAAGCAAGCTCACCGACTCCGATGTGGAGACCCTCCGCAACGAACTCGCCGCACTCCCTGCCGACACGCAAAAGGAATTCGTCACCATCAAGCGTGTCATCTTCCGTGGTGAGGATGTGAAGCTCGACATGTCCCGCGCCAAGGCCATGCAACTCCTGCTCTCATGGAATCAGCCCGATGTCCAAATCAAGATGAGGAAGGAAGGGTGGACCGATGATAGCGCAGCCGACCTCAAGGCGCTCGTCAACGACCCCGTCTCCCGCGAGGTCATGGCCTACGCCAAGGAACTCTACGGCAAAGGCGCAGGCATCGTGAATCCAGTCTACTCGCGCATGTTCGGCATGAACATGCCACAGGTGAAGAACTACGCCCCAACACGCTTCATCAATGCCAAGGACACAAAGGATATCGGCATCGATGGGTCGCCGTCCGCCACCGGCACGACTCCAAGCTTTGCCAAATCCCGTGTCACCCACTCGGCTAAGATCGCCCCAGAGGATGCGCTCACCGTCATGCAGGGACACATCGCGCAGCAGGCGCACTGGGTCCACTTCGCCGAACTCGCCCGCGAATTCCGCGCCATCCTTTCCAACCCAGAAGTCCGTGAATCCCTCAAGCAAACCCACGGAGATGGCGTCCTCAAAAGTGCCGAACTCTGGGCCGACCAACTGGAGCAACGTGGCGGCAACAAGGCGAAAGAAATTGCGTGGTTTAATCCGATCCTCGGCACGGTCCTGTCCGGCAAAGCCGTCTCATCGCTTGGATTCAACTTGAAGACGCTGGCGATGCAGTTGGACAACACGGTCCGCTTTGGCCTCGCTCTCGACATGAAGCAGATCGTCTCCGCTCTCTCCAACCCATCGACAATTGTCGAAGACATCCAGACCGTGTGGGAATCCGATGCTCTTCAGAACCGTCTCCAAGGAGGCGCAACCGCTGAAGCTCGATTCCTCTTCTCCCGCTACGCAGGCAAGCCCAACTTCGCCGCAAAGATCGCCGAGGCGTCGATGACCCCAATCAACTGGCTCGACTCCGCAGGAACCTCAATCTCCTCGGCCATCGTCTACCGTGCCAACCTTAACGATGCTCTTGCCGCAGGCATGCCGGAACAACTCGCCAAGCAGACTGCCCTCGATGCTGCCAGCCAAGCCATCTACCGCTTCGCGCAGCCGGTCAGCTTCGGGCAAAAAAGCATCGTCGAAAACAACGCAAATGTGATGGGGAAAATGTTTTTCCTGTTCATGTCCGATGCACGGTTGAAAACCGCTATCCTTGCCGATGCCGCTCGCGGGCTGGCCACAGGGAGCGGCGACAAGGGAACCCACATGCGCCGAATTCTTGCCATCGAAACCATGGCCGTGCTTTCCCATGTGGTCTCCAGTGCATTCCGCGATGGGTTATCGGATGACGACGATGACGAAATCTGGAACCTTGGTGGCTTTGCCAAGGCTATGCTCCTCGCCCCGCTCCAAGGGTACTTCTTCGCTGGCACTCTTGGTGAGCTTGCCATTTCAAAACTGACAGGTCAGAAGACTTTCAACAGCACCACGCAGAATCCACTGCTGTCCGCCATGGAGCAAGCTGCGCGAGCGGGGAACAATCTGGAAGACGCTCTCAACCTCGACGACCCAGATGCCATGACCAAAGAGTGGAACAACATCTTCCGCTCGATGGCGCTCTCGCCAGCAATGGCAGCGCCAGCCGTACTGCTGAACATGGTCAAGCCTGTCATGGGACTCTACGAAAACGCAACAACCGAAGATTGACAGCTTGTCTGTTTTGACTGATACCATGACTATGAAAGCACTTTTCTACATATTGGATCGTCTCTCGGAGAACTCGACGTGGAGGGGCATATTGCTGGTCGCCACCGCGCTCGGCGTGTCGCTTAGTCCGCAGCATCAAGAAGCCATCGTGGGCGCGGGCCTCGGCCTTGTAGGTGCGATAAACATCTTTCGCAAGGGATGACACCGCGCTGGATCGCCGCAGGAATGATCCTCTTCGCCTTTGCCTGTCTGGCGATGGCGTTCTTGACTTCCTGCGTCAGCGTTCCAGTCCCGCCATTCGGTGAGCGTGTGGGCGAGATGGGCAGTCTGCAATTTTCGCTCGGAGTCAAATACCTTCCAGTGACTCAACCAGACCGACCCGGAGACGCAAACCTCGCGTTCGCTTGGCAGAAATTCGGCGAAGCCAAAGCCCTCAAAGATAAATGAACCACCTCCTCGCAGAAATCGCGGCATCGCAAGTCGGAGTCCGCGAGCAAGGCGGCAACAACAACGGCGCAGCGATCCGCAACTTTCAAAAAGCGACCAACCTCAAGCCCGATGATTGGCCGTGGTGCGCGGCATTCGTGGATTGGTGCGTGGCTCAGTGGCTCGACAAGCCCGGCGTCCGCGAGTGGCTCAACCTCAAAGTATCCACGCCGGAGGAATGGCGACCAAAGACGGCGCTCGCCTACGGCATGATCGGTTGGGCCAAGGCCCGCCCGAAGACCACCATCATCCTCCACGACCGCGAGTGGGCAAAGCCGGGCGACATCGTCGTCTTTGACTTCAGCCATGTCGGCATCGTCGAAAGCGATTCCGGTTACCAGATCGTCACTCTGGAAGGAAACACGAATGGACGTGGCGAGCGAGACTCGGAATCGGGAGACGGGGTTTGGCGAAAGGTGCGCCACAAAACACTCGCCAGAAATTTCATCCGCATCCGCCCTGTTGTTTAAATAGTCGCGTTCCCGCAGAGAGCGAGAATCGCGTTCCGTAAGTCGTTGATCAATTACTTACAAAAAAGCATCAAAAAGTTACAAAAGCGTTGGCACAAGCTGGCACAAGCATGTCCAAATAACTGCAAAACAACGCACCGAAGGCGACTCAAAATCTCGTTCAGCAATGAGTGTCGGTTCGATCCCGACCGCCGGTAATCTCTTAAAGATGAACCCGCAGAAGCTCTCTAATACAGACTCTGCGGGTTTCTTGTGTCTGGACTCCGTGAGACTCCTTTTTACTTGTTTGGACAAATAAAGGTTGAAGATTGGGCACAAGTGGCACAAGGTGTGTCCAGTTATGACTCATCAAGTTACGTTCGATAAGACTCGCCGCACCTCACCGTGGAAACTTGATATCCCAGCAAAGGTGGCTGGGCGGCGGTTGCGGTACTTTTATCAGACCGAAGGACAGGCATGGTCTGACGCACCTCGCATTTTAAAGCAACTACAAAAGGGCGGTCTTGATTCGCTGGAGGAAAAGGACGGTCCATCGCTGGCCGGTGCTGCGAAAATCTTCATGCCGCTTTTCCTCAACAAATCGAAGTCTCACCGCGAGAAGGTGGAGAAAGTGTGCGGATGGTTGTCGCGAGATTTACGCTGCCCGCTGAAGGCGGTGACTCCGATGATGATGGTGGAGTGGTTCGGCAAACTCAAGGGGTCGGACACGCAGCGGGCCACGGTCTACCGCTATGTGCGACTCTTCTTTAACTGGTGCGTGAAGATGGACCTGCTCGATAAGTCTCCGTTTCGTGCGGTGGACTGTCCAAAGCCGAGGTCGCGGAAGGATATTCTCGATGCCTGTGAAATGAAGGCGCTCCTTGATGCGGAGATGAGCGACTTGATGCGGGCCTCGATCTTGCTGGGCGGGTTCGCGGGACTGCGGAGCATCGAGGTTCAGCGGATGAACTGGGAGGACATCGATGTGAAGGCGGGGCAGGTTTATGTTCGCCCGGAGGTTTCCAAACAACATGACGGCATGATGGACCGGATCGTGGACTTCACGCAACCGATGACGAAGCGGAAGAAG